AGTGCAAGCAGTTCGGGCGCGGGGATCAGCCGCGGTGCGGCGGCGTGGCCGGCCACCAGATTCGCGAGCCGGGCGCCCGAGGCTACAGCCGGCGTGCGGGCGAGCAGCAGGCTGTCGATCACGATGGGCGCGCCGGCGCTGCCCAGAACGGAGCCGCCGGTGCCGTTGGCGAGGATGCCGGTGGCCGCAGCGGCGTCCACCGGCGGCAGCGTGCCGAAGCTCGGCGCCGACGCGACGAACACGCCGTTGATCCACAGGCTGAACGTCACCACGCCAGGCGTCGGGCCAGGCGTGATGACGAGCAGATGAGCCATGTCGCCCACGCCGTCCGTCAGCGACAAGGCGCCGTTGACGGGCCCCTGGAACAGCGTGGTGGTCGCGCCGCCTGCCAACGGCCGGTAGCCGATCGCGATGCGCCGCGAGCTGCTGATGCTCACGTTCCAGCCGCCGAAGCTGTCGTTGCTGCGCAGCGGCGCGAACACGTTCTGAGTCGCCGGCGGGTCGCTTGCAGCGCGCATCACCCAGCCGAAGACGATGCTGCCGGTGAGCCCGCCCAGCGCGCACATCGCCTGCAGCGCGGCGCTGACGGGCAACGCGTGGAGCACGCCGATGGCCGTCAGGCGCCCGCGGTTGGCGCTCCATTCGGTGATGGGCGTACCGTTGAGCGAGAGCGAGCCGCCGGGAAACGCGAGAGTGCCGCCGTTGGCATTGATGGCCCCGGCCACGTCCGCCGCCGCGGTCGGCGAGCCGGTCAACGCCGCGTCGTGGAAGGGCAGCCACATCCACGGGAACGAGATCGCTGCAGCCTGCCGCGCGCGCGGCCGGGCGCCGGGGAGCAAGCGGCGCGTCACGCGAGCGTCCGCACGCCGATCGCCGCGCTCGCGCGCAACGCCGTCGCACCGATTCCGTGGTGAACGCTGAAGGCCCGCACACCCGCGACGGGCATCGAAAGCCGGAACATCTGCGCCGCCCACTTCGCGAGGTCCGGCTCGGCACGATTCACCACGTAGGCGCCGCCGACATAGTCGGCCGGTACGGCCACCCCAGCTTGCGAGACCCACACGCCGTAGAGGAAAGTGATGTCGTCTGCGTACTCCGGCGACTCGGCTGCATCGCCGCGCAGCACCGTCAGCACTTCGGCGCCGGTGCGCAGCGCGTCGGCCGCTGCGGTGTCGGTGCCCGGGTCCACCACGATCCGCAGCTCGCCGAGCGTCTGGTCCACGGCGCTCGTCAGGTCGCCGTTCGCGCTCAGGCCGGGCACCGAAGCGCCGGCCAGCAGCGGCGCGTACATCGTGCCGCGCACCAGGCCCCCGCCGAGCACGAACGCCGCTTGATCGGCCCCGAGTACCACGCCGCCGCCGCCCTGAGCGAGCAAGGCCTCGGCCGCGCGGTCCAGCCCGAACACCGCCATGCCCGCGGGGCATTGCAGGCCTTGCACCGTCTGCTGCGCATTCAGGAGCACGGCCATCTCAGGCCTCCGCCCCCACCCGCTCCACCACCGCCGCCGGCCACACGGCCAGCAGCGGCGCGGCGTGGCGCTCGTCGAGCTCGAGCTCCGCGCCGGGCGCGTAGTCGGTGTTGTCGTGGTTCAGCGGGCTCAGCACCCGGTACCGCGCCCGGCCGCCTGGCGCCGCCGGCGGCGGGGTGGCGGCGGCGATGGCCTCCGCCACGTCGGCTTCGGTGGCGGCGGCAGGCTGGGCATCGCCCTCCACCGCCGCATCCGCGGCCTCGGCCGGCGCGGGCTGGGCTTGCGGCGCCGGGCCGCTGCCGGCCAGGGCAGCGTGCTCATCGCCCGGTTCACTGCCGGGCTCGCCGGGCTTCTCGCCCGGCTTCGTCTTGGTGGTGCCGCGCGCCACGTCAGGCCACCGCGTTGGAGAACAGGAAGCCCAGGTCGTTCGCGGTGATCAGCTCCTTGACGGACTCGCCCGCCCGCACCCGCACGCCGCCGCGCAGGCCGATGTCGCTGTCTTCGATGGTGCCGGCCACCTTGTCGCCCCACTGCGCCGTCATCCCGAAGGTCACGCCGCCGGTGGTGCTGGCGCTCATGTTCCGGTACATGAAGGCCGCGTGCTTGCCCCAGGCGCGCGCCAGCACGGCGGGCTGGCCCGGGGCGGCGGTGTTCACCCACGCGTCGCCCACGTACAGCTCGTCCAGCTCGAGCAGGTCCGCCAGCGCCCGCAGCGGCACGATGCCGGCGTCGGTGTTGTTGCCGAACACGGCCTTGCACACCTTCGGGTGCATGCGCAGCTTCGTCGCCACCGGGCGGCCGAGCGCGCCGATGTTGGGCCGCATCACCATCGTGTCGAAGCGGTCCATGATGGCCACGGTGGGGTCGCTGCCCACGAAGTCGCTCCACTGGCCGGCGCCGGAGAGGGTCACCTTGTTGCCCGTGGCGTAGTTCGCGGCGTTGAAGACGAGGTTCGCCGTGCGCTGCTCGCGCCGGTTGCTCACCGTCTCGGCCACCAGCTCCACCGCGCGGGCCAGCGGATCGACGGCGCCGGTGAGCTGGCTGCCCGCGGCGCGGGCGCGCTCCCAGGCCAGGATGTCGGCGTTGGGCACCGGCGAATCCAGGCCCTCGTCGTTGGTCTGGTCGGCCACCTCGCTGCTGCCCCAGGTGAGCTGGTTGGGCGCGCTCTTGCGGCCCACGCGCGTGTCCGGCGCCGCGAAGGCGTCCGCCAGGCCGTGCTTCATGTAGCGGAAGGCTTCCGTGTCCACCGGCACCCGCGGCAGCACCTGGTCGGCGATGCGGTTGCCCTGCTGGTAGGAAACCATCACGGCGCAGAGCGCCGGAACGATGACGAAGGGTTTCGTGGCCATGCCGCGTGCCTCGCTCGATCAGTACACGCCCAGGGCGCGCAGGTAGGGAATCTCGTCGTCCAGCACGCCGGCGGTTTCCGCGAAACCGATGATCCGGTGCCCGGTCGTGGTGGTGGCCACCGCGCGGCCCTGCGCGTCGCTCGTGAGCGCCGCGCCCACCGCCACCGTGCCGCCCAGCTTCACGGTGGGCATCGGGCCCAGGCCCATGTCCACCACCTCGCCGGCCACGTGGTCGAGCTCGTCGCTCGTGCCGAGCAGCGCCTCCGTGGGGCCGGCGGCCTTCACGCAGCTGCCCACGGCCGCGCCGGCCTTCACGATGCGGTGCCGCTCCACGGCACCTTCGGCCACGCGGGCCCGGAACAGTTGGTTGAAGCCCATGCGGGGGTGCTCCTCGGGGGTGGTCGTGGGGGTTCGGGGTGGAGGTGCGGCGCGCTCAGGCGCCCGGCGCCGGCGCGCGCGTCACGTGCGCCACGGCCTGCGCCGCGCCCACGGTGCGGCCGGCGGCGGCTTCGCTCGCGCGGTACTCGGTCGCGCGGCGGGCGATGTCGTGCGCGTCGCCGGCGGGCTCGCCCGCCTCGCCGGCGGCAGCGAACTGGTGCGTGGCGTGGCGGCCCGGGGCCACCTGCACGGGCAGCAGCTTGGTGAGCAGCTCCTTCAGCGCCGGGCGCAGCGGCGCGCGGGCCTCGCCCTCGCCGAACTGCGCCGTCTGCGCGTCGGCCTCGGCGGCCACGGCCAGCGCATCGAACACCGCCACCACCACGTCGCGGCGGCCCACCGGCAGCCGGCCGGCGGCCACCAGGCTGTCGGCGTAAGCCACGTCCTCGGCGCGGATGCCCGCCAGGCGCTGCGCCCGGGCGGTGGTGGCGGCCTGCGCCAGCTGCTCGCGCAGGCGGGCGTTCTCGGCCTTCGCGGCCTCCAGCGCGCTCAGGGCGGCTTGCGTCTCGCGTTCGGCCACGTCGTGGTCCTCCAGGGCAGGGGTCGGGGCGGCGCCGGCGGCGCCGAAGAGGGGGGCGGCCGGCGCAGTGCTCGTTGCGGCTCCGGCCTCACGTTGCGCAGCGGCGCGCGCGGCGCTCTGTTCGAACTCGCCCACGAGGTAGGTGGGCAGCGCGCGGTCGGCCTCGTCCTGGCCGAACTTGCCGAGCAGCCAGTCGCGCAGGCTGCGCAGCAGCCACGCCAGGTTGCCGGCGTCCCAGTCGCTGAACTCCACGACACCCGCCTCGCCGGCCGCGAAGGCCGGGGCGCGCAGCCCCTTCACGGCCGGCGCTGCGCCGCCCAGGAAGCCGATGTGCCGCAGATAGAACACGCCCGGCACGGGGTTGCCCGGCGCGTCCGGCGCCCAGAAGGCGGCGCTCATCTTCTTGTAGGCGCCCGCGCGCACCGCTTCGGCGAACTCGGCGTTCACCTGCGCGGGCGTGGCCTCCAGCGCGCCGCCCTCGAAGGCGAGCTGCTTCACCCACCCGTAGGCCGGCGCGTCCAGGGCCGGGTGGCCTACCACGATTGGCGCCTCGTGCAGCGCCGGGTCGTAGGCGCGCGCCGTGGCGGCCACGTCTTCGGCCGTGAAGCTGAGCGTGGCGCCCGACACGGCCGTGTGCCGCCCGGGCTTGAAGCACTGGAGAGTGCCCCGCGCGCCGAGCGCCGTGGCAGGGGTGTCAGTCGGGGTGTCCGCCGGGGCCATGCGGCGCACTGTCGCGGGCCGGGCCGGCGTGGCGCAGGGGGGCGGGTTTCGGCCGAAAACCGGCCTCCCCGCGCGCGCGGCGGGCCCGGCGCCGGACCCTCGGCCGCCAGAATCGAAATTAACGCGGGAGTAACGCTATCTGGCGCCACGATCGGCGCCCGGGTGATACCTGGGTAGCCACTCGCGGCTCCGACGCTTCCTGGGGCCTCTAATCGCGTCGGGCTTCCCGGGGCCGGCGGCTCACGCCGCGCCGGGGTCGATCCACCGCGCCAGCGCCTCGAGCAATTCGCGCTGCTCCGCGGGGTACAGCGTACCGTCCGCGCGCAGCGGCAGGAAGGGCCGCGCCGGCATCTTCACCTCATACGCCGGCGCATCGAACCAGCGCGTGCGCACCCGCTTGTGGCTCGCCTTGGCGAAGACGAGCGCGCGGTCGTTCATCAGCCCCTTGCGGCGCAGCAGCTCGCCGCGCGCGTCCGTGCGGTGGCGCACCTCCACGCGCCGCGCGGGGCGCTGGATGGAGCCGCCGAACTGGTGGATCGCCGCGTAGGCCATCGTCGCCTGCACCGTGAGCGTGCTGCCCGAGACGCTCCACACGATCTGCCGCCGCAGGTTGCCCGTGGGCCCCACCAGCGTGGGCCGCCCGTCGGGCACCCGCTTGGCCTGCCAGCGCTCGCCGCCCGGCCCGGTGCCGGTGCCGAAGCGTGCCTTCGTGCGCTGCACGATGTCCTCGCCGATGTCGCGCAGCGCCGGGCCGGCGTCGCCCATGCGCTCGCCGAGCTGGCGCAGCGCGGCCTGCACGGCGGCGTCGTTGACCTGGATGGTGAGGTTCATGGCGCAGCCTCCTCGCAGGCCAGCACGCCCGCGCCGGTGATGCGCAGCGCGAAGCCGTTGCGCCGGGCGTGCCCCAGCTCGCACAGCACGTCCAGCGCGAAGCCGATGTCCGCGCAGGCGCCCGCCGGCGGCGCCGCGGCGGCGGAGGCCGCCAGGTCGCGCTCGTTGATCCAGCCGCTGGCGGGCTTGGCCTCCCGGGAGGCGTACAGCAGGCGCAGCAGCTGCTGGCGCATCAGGGCGTTGGGGTGCATCGTCGTCCTCGCCTCCCTCTCGGGCGGCACCTTGTGGACAGGCGGGTGAGCGCGATAGCATGGTTATCGAGAGCGAGGCGTGGGAATTCGGACTCCACGCTCACGGGACTGTGGGTCGAGCCCACTACCAAACGTGTATGGAGGGACATCCGGCCTCCCGCTCTCACCCCAGAGCTCCGCGGATCGGCCGGAGTTCGCCGCCCTCGACACGCTCGAGCAGCGCGTTGAGGTTTGGTCGGTAAGCGGACACCACTTCATTGCCCCCGCTGCCGCGTCGCGGGGCGTACCGCAACACGACGGCAACCTGCCCGCGGCGCGCGCCAGCGTCGGGCAGCAGGTACAGCAGTGTCCCGCGGCGCATGTCGTACAGCACCGCCAGCGGCTCTTGCAGCAGCTCGGGAAGCTGCTCCCACATCTGCGATGGAAAGTCGTCGCCAGCAGCCGCATGCCGCTGCGCCTTCGGGCCGTTGACGACGCCGCTGCCGATGCTGATCTCGGCCGTGGCCGGCGTCCCGTAGCCCTCCCGCTCGAGCCATTCGAGATCCGCCGGGTCGATCGCACCGACCACGTGCGTCTCACTCTTGGCGCGCTCGGACCGCCCGATTTCGTCAAGCCATGCCCGGTAGGCGGCGCGGCGCTCCTCGGCGATGGCTGGCGCGAGCGCCTTCCACATCGCCGCCCCGATCGGCGCGTCCAGGCGGAACAGCTTCCGGTCCACCAGCGCCACGAGCGGCGTGGTGGCCTCGGCGCCCGGCGCGTAGTCGAATCCGGCGTCGATCCCCACCGGCGCCCCGGTCTTGGCGTCGATCTCCTCCCACCCCGCCGGCGGCTGCTGCGGCGCGCCGGCCGCGGGCGCGCGCACGGGGTGAATCTCGCACCGGCAGCCCCAGCCGTTGGGCGCGAAGTGCGTCTGCCAGAACGGGTGCGTGCGCGGCAGCGTCAGCCCGTGCCACGCCAGGTGGTGCGGGCGCGGGTGGCGCTGCCCCTCGGCGTGCACGTAGCGCCAGAACGGCCGCTCCGCCGCGAAGGCCGGCTCGTTCATCTGCCGCCAGCGCCCCGCGGCGTAGGACGAGGCCATGTTCGTCTGGTAGATCGTCCGCGCGCGCCAGGCCTCGCCGCGCTTCGTGCCCTCGCCGCGCCAGCCTGTCCAGCCGTTCTTCGCCACCACCTCGCGGAACGACGCCTTGAACGCTTCCAGCCCGACGCCACCCTGCATCGCATCGGCCACCGCGCCGCGCAGGTCCTGCACTAGGTCGGCCTTGGCGGCGCCGGCCACGATGAACGCGCGGTCGTGCGCCTGGCGGGTGATGTCGTCCCAGGCCTCGCTCGGCAGGTTCAGCTTGCGGCGGAAGAAGTCCAGCTGCTCCGCGAAGGGCGTGCCGAAGCCGAACGCGGCGTCGGTTGCCACGTCAAGCCCCCGTGTCGGCCTGGGCGTCCGCCTGCGCCGCGGCCATGCCCTTCAGCTCCGCCAGCGCGTAGGCGGCTTCCATCAGCCGCACGAGCTGCGCCGTGTCCAGCCCGCCATAGGCCAGCGCCAGCTCGCGCTCGATCGCGGCCAGGTCGGGCGCGGCCTGCACCGTGGCGCGCAGCGTGTCGAGCATCGCCTCCCAGGCCGGCTCGGCCGCGCCGGCCAGCGCATCCTGCTCGGCGGCGGTGGGGTCCGGCGGGTCTGCCGGGGGGTCGGCGAAAGCGACACCCGAGGGGACACCTGGCGCGTTCACGCCTGCCGGGCCGCCGGCCGGGGGTAACTGCGCCGGCGGCAGCAGGTCGCTTTCCTGGTATCCGTAGGCCCGCGTCCAGTAGGCATTCGTGAACCGCGCGCCCGCGGCGGCGTTGCTCGCGTCGCGCCTGGCCTGCAGGTCGTCCTTCGCTTCCTGGTCCCACATGCGGAACACCGGCGCGGCCTGCCCGGGGTAGTTCACCTCTACCACCCAGCGCACGAGCTGGTTCACGGCCGCGGCCACGATCTCGGCGTCCGCGTCGCGCAGGTCGGCCGCCACGTCCAGGCCCGCGTGGGCGCTGGCCTTGCCGGCGTCCTGCTCCACGCTCTGGTTCGTGCCGGTGAGCACGATGCTGATCTCGCCCCGGCAGTGCAGCACGAGGCTTTCGTACAGGTCCGCGCTGGCGCTCTTGCCGGCGGCCTCGAGCAGGGCCACGCTGCCATCGTCCGGGATCACGGCCACGCCGTTCTGCACCAGCTCCTCGAGGTCCGCCAGCAGCGCCTCGCGCTCGCGCGCCTCCGCCGATCGCGGCAACTTGCCCACCGCGAAGGCGCTGCCGAACTTCTCGGCGAATTGCAGCCAGAACCGCGTGCCGCCCTTCTTGAACGTCACCGGCCAGTAGCACAGCCCCAGGTCGCCCAGGCCGTAGGGGTTCAGGTAGCTCGCGTCCTGGCGCGGCAGCAGGAACTTGCGCTCGGGCAGCAGCTCGCCCACCACCGGCGCGGCCCGCGTCCGAAACCGCAGCCGCCCGTCCGGGTCGAAGGCGAACCACTCCGGCGGCAGCGCCACCAGCTCGCTCGGCCACGTGCCGCGGGCGCCGGGCTGCCAGAGCACCTCGATGGGCGCGTAGCCGTACAGCGGCGCGTCCATCGCGCTGCCGATCAACTGCTCCATGTCGAGCGCGGCCAGCATGTCCTGCACCGCGCTCGTCACGCGCGCGGCGGCCGGGCCGCGGTCCAGGCCCCACTCCAGCGCCTTCACGGCGCTCTTGCGGCGGCGGATGCACGCGCCCACGTGGCTGTCGCGCGCGATGTCGCGGTAGGTGGCAATCTGCTTGCCCGCCGCCCGCAGGATGGGGTCGGGGTTGGGCAGCAGCAGCCCCATGAAGTGCTGGTTCATCGCCGCCACGCGCGTGGCGACCTGGCCGGAGGTGAGCGCGCGCACGCTCAAGTTCGTGGGGGTGGCGGTGGTGTTCATCGCTCGGCTCGCGTCTGCGGTTGCGGGTGCGGGCGCCTCAGTAGCCGCGCAGGTCGGGGCGCTCCGGGCGCAGCCGTGCGGGGGCGCCCGGGCGGCCGGCGCCGGCGCGCTCCTCGCCCGGGCGGCGGCTGTGCACCGCCACGCGGCCGTGGCCGCGCACGGCCACCTGCCAGAGCATGTACAGCCCCGAGAGGCCGTCGTAGTGGTGCCCGGACTGTGCCTCCGGCCACGCCTCCAGCTCCGCCAGCAGCAGCGTGAGGTAGGGCGCGAAGCGGATGCGCGGCGCCATCGCGTCCGTGATGAAGGGCTCGAGCGACTCCACCCGCACCTCCGGCGGCGCGCTCGCGGTGATGCCTACCAGCGGCAGCGCCACGCCCTGCGCCGCCGCGGCGCGCACGAAGGTCTGGCGCGAGTGCTCGAAAGCGCCGTTGTTCTCGAAGCCGATCGAGAGGCACCGGAACTCCCGCTGCACCGCGATCAGGTCCGCCTCGAGCTTGCTCGGCACGCGGCGCTTGATCGCCGCCTCCACCACGTCGAGCACGCCCGTGGCGCGCGCGAAGCCGCCCACCACGATCGACGACGGGTCCGAGGTCTCGCCGCGCCCCATGGAGGGGTCGCAGCCGGCATAGAACACCCAGTCCGCCAGGCGGTTCACCCAGAAATGCACCGGCGCGAACACCCGCTCCGTCTCGCTGCGCGGCTCGCCCTGCATCTCCGTGCCGAAGGCGCGCGGCGCCTTGGCGCGCTGGCGCATCAGCCAGAACAGGCTGCGCACCTCGGGCCAGGACACCACCGCGCCGGCGTCCATCGCCTCGCGCTGCGCATCGTAGAAGCGCCACGAGGGCAGGCCCTGCGGATCGGGCAGCACCTCGCCGCGGGCGGCGGCCGCCTCCTGCGCGCGCAGGTCTTCACCCAGCATCACCTCCTGGCAGCGCTCCCAGAGGTCCATGCGCGCCGGCAGCGTGGCGATGGCGCGGAAGTGGTGCACCACGTGGCCGATCGTGCGCTTGGCGCGCGAGATCGGGTCGTCGCGGTCCAGCACCGTGCCCACGCCGAGGAACTTCACGCTGCCGTCGGGCGGGCCGAGGTAGTCGATCGCCTTCGTCAGCCACTCCCAGCGGTTGTTGCGCTCCGTGGGGCTCTTGGCCTCGGCGTCGGTGATGAGGTCGTCGCCCAGCAGCAGCTTCGGGCGGCTCGCGCCGTGGAAGGTGCCGCGGATGGCCTGCTCCGCGCCGAAGGGCTCCACCTTCACGCCGCTGGCGGTGACGAACTCGCCCACCTTCCACAGTGGCCCGCGCCCGCACGCCTCCGGGAAATCCAGCGCCAGCGAGGCGTTGAAGGCCAGCTCCGTCTTCACCACCTCCAGCAGCTTGGTGGGCAGCTTCGTCTCCGCGCCCAGCAGCACCACGTAGTCGATGAAGGGCGGCAGTGGCCGGTTCGTCTCCCAGGCGAGATCCCCCAGCACCGGCGGGCGCTGCAGCAGCGCCTGCACGGCGCACCAGGTGGGGCCGATCTTCGTGAGCAGGGAGCTCTTCGCCTCGCCCCGCGGCGCGATCCACCACTCGCTGGCGCCGCCCGCCTGGCGCAACACCTGCGGGAAGCGCCCGCAGAAATGCGCCTGGAAGAGCGAAGGCGTGCCCCGCACGTGATGCGGAAAGTACGTGTACGCGAAGAACCGGAAGTCGCCCTCCACCAGCACCCGCCGGCGCCGCGCCGCGCGCGCCGCGGGCGAGGCGTCCAGCCCCGCCTGGTGGGCGGCGATGTCGGCCTTCAGCCGCCGGGCGAGCTCGGCCAGCTCCTCCGTGAAGCTGGCCGCCGAGGTGGGCGCCTTGGCCACGGCTGCGCCCCTACCCGAGGTCGGCCCGCTCGGCCAGCAGCTCGCGCCCGAAGGGCTCGAGCACCTCCGCGAAGGCCACCACGTGCTGCGGGTAGCGCGCCTGGATGAAGGTGGTGAGCGCCTTCACCACGCCCATCGCGGTGGCGAGGCGGTCCGTGCCCGGCATCAGACCCTTGGCCGCGGCGCGCGCCTTCGTGAGGCTGTCCGCCAGGCTCGCGATCGCGCGCGTGGCCTCCAGCGGGTCGATCTCGTCGCTGGCGGCGATGCGCTCCATCAGCGCCTCGCTGCGCAGGATCACGGCCGCCGCCACGCGGCCCATCGCCTGATCGAAGCCGCCCCCGGCCACCACCAGGCTGGCGGCCTGGAAGCGCTCCCAGTCGTCGCCCTCGGCTGCGGCGGCCTGCTTCCAGCGCCGCGCGGTGGCCAGCGCCACGCCGGCCTTCTCGGCCGCCTGCTCCAGCCCCAAGCCGCCGAGGAAGGCCGCGCGCAGCGCGAGGCGGGTTTCGCGGGGGTGTGCCATTGGATGCTGGGCGCTACAACGAGGCCCCGCGGGGCGGCACGTGGCCACCCTGCCGAACCTCGAGCTCGAAAGGCATCAGCATGGCGAACACTCCGACCCCGGCCGACGAGAAGGCGCTGGCGCTGTACTACGCGTACGCCGCGCTCGTGCGGGCGCTCTGCAAGAGCGGTGCACTGACGCAGGACGCACTCATGGAGCAACTCGCCGGCGCGAACCAGCAGCTGCACCGCGTGGGCGAGGTGGGCGCGGCGGCGCTTCTCGGGTCGATGGCGCAGAACCTGTGGACGATCGACGATTGACGACCGAACGGCACGCCCACATCGGCGACAGGATGCTCTTCTCCCAGGACTTCATCGCTTGGCTCCGGTGAGGGGGTGGGGGTGGGGGTGGGGGTGGGGGTGGGGGTACAGGCGCCGCGCCCGGCGCTACTCGCCCGGCCAGGGCGCCGCGCGGCGGGCCACGTCGCGCCCGCGCTCGGTGACGAGGGCGGTGTCGTGCGCCAGGCGCACGAAGCCCTGCTCGGCGAGCCAGCTCAGGTCGCCGCGCACCTGGTCGGCGCTGGTGGCGATGGAGTGCACCAGCTCCATCTCCCGCACCAGCTCGCCCACGCGGGCGGCGCCCTGCGGCGCGAAGAACAGCGTCGCCAGCAGGCTGCGGCGGCGCGCGTCGGCGGTGGGCGTCGTCACGGCGGGCGCCTCACTCGCGCACGAAGCGCGCCAGCACCAGGCGCAGGTTGTCGTTCATCTGCTGCTGTTGCCCCACGAGCGTGTGCACCTGCTGCGAGATGGACTTCAGGTCGCCATAGACGTGCGCCAGGTGGTCGTGCGTGACCGCGTTGTCCGCCAGCGTGACGAGCCGGGTGAGCGAGGCCTCGTGCGCGCTCAGCGTCTCGCGCAGGGCCTTCTCCATCTCGTCCAGGCGCGAGGTGGCCGCCTTGGCGTTGCCGGCGCGGATGGCGCGCAGCGTGAGCGCCAGGTTCACCAGGGCCACCACCGTGATGATGATTTCGTAGGAGGTCATGCTCACGGCGGGGGGCCTGCGGCGGCGGCGCCGCTCACGTGGTCGATCAGCGCGTGCAGCCGCGCGCGGCAGGTTTCGTACTGCGCGCCGGCGGCCAGCATCCAGCCAGCGGCCTGGGTGTCGGTGGCCTCCAGCCTCGCATCTAGCCCGCCGGCGGCAGGCTCGGCGGCAGGGGCGCCAGCGGCGCGATCGAGGCCGGGATCGGCGGCAGCGGCGGCATGCGCTCGAGCATCTGCGGCGGCGGCCGCGGGCACGGGCTGGACACGGAGACCGGGGGCACCGTCGAGCACGCGCAGAGCATCAGCGCGCAGGCAGGGGCGGCCAGTCGTGGCACGTTGCAGGGCATCGTCTCGCTCCTTCAGGGCGGCGTGGATGTCGCGCTCGGCGGCGGCCAGCTGCGCCGTCAGCACATCGGCCCGCACGCGCAGCTCGCGCTCGCGGGTGAGCGTGGCCTCGGCCGTGGCGGCGCGCCACTCGGCCACGGCCGCGGCGCGCTCGCGCGCGGCGCTGCACGAGGGCAGCACGCTCGCCACCGCGCCGGCCAGCGCCAGCAGCACCACCCCGATCACCAGCAGCCGCGCGTTCATCGGGCGTTCCCGGCTGCGGGCAGCCCCGGCAGCGGCGCGGCCGTGGGCCCCGTGGGCGCGGCCGTGCCGGTGGCGTTCACGGCCACCACCCGCCCCCAGCCGGAGTAGCGCGGCTGAAGCACCCGCATGATGCGGTGCGGGTAGCCGAGGTTCTCCGCGCAGTGGCTCACGTGGCGCCGGGCCGTGCCGCAGGCGGCATCCACCGCCGCGCGGGTGGGCCGCGCGGTGCCGCCGCCGGCAGCGTTGCGTGCCTCGGCCTGCCAGTGGCCCAGGCCGCCGTTGTAGGCGCGCAGCATCGCCCACAGGCGATCGGGCTCTTCACCCGCGGCGGCCAGGCGCTCGAACAGCCAGCGGTCGTAGCCCACCATCGCGCGCAGCGCCCAGGTGGGGTTCTCGGGCACGCAATCGGCCGCGGCGGTGCGCTGCGCGGCGCACCACCAGGTGGCCGTGGCGGGCATGAACTGCGCCAGGCCCCGTGCGCCCACGCGGCTGACGGCCTGCGGCTGCCACGCGCTCTCGGCGTGCACCTGCGCCGCCAGCAGCGCCACCGGGGCGGTGAGGCCCCACTGCCCGTGCGCGGCGCGCACCAGCTCGGCGCGGTAGCGCGCCGCCGCCGCCGGCGGCAGCAGCGGCGGCGCGGGCTGCGCCGCGGCGGCACCCGCCCCCACGCCCGCCACCACGGCCACCACGCCCAGCAGCAGCGCCGCGGCGCGGCGAACGAGCGTGCGCAGCACCCCCTGGAGAAGGCTCACGCGCCCAGCCCCGTGGCCAGCATCGCCGCGGCCACCACCAGCGCCCGGCGCAGCATCGCTGCGGCCACCATCAGCGAGCGCGGGCCGGCGAGCGTGTCATTCGCCATCGGCGCGCGGCCGAAGAGCTTGTCCGGCCGCGCGTAGGGGAACAGGCTGCGGTCGATCCAGTAGCCCGCCACCGCGGCCATCGACACGAGCGAGAGCTTGTACAAGCTCACCGGCAGCTGCTGCGGCGCCATGAACCACACCGCGGCGCACAGCACGGCCGCCAGCAGCGCCCAGCCGGCCATGCGCGGCGGGGTCCAGTCGGTGTCGTCGTCGTCTTCGCTGGGCGGGGTGGGGGCGCGCGGCGGGGTGTTCATGCCGCGCATCCTCCGCGCGCGCGCGATACCCGGGCAGGGGGGCGGCGGTCGGAGCCCGCAGCCGGGCCGGGCTGGCCCACACTGGCCGCCGCCACATCGGGAGCCCGCCATGCTCGAGCGCGAGATCGCCGCCTTCGACGCCGCCCTGCCCGCGCTGCTGCGCGATCACGAGGGCGAGTTCGTCGTCGTCCTGGGCGACCGCGTCCTCGGCACCTTCCCGACGCTGGATGCCGCGCTGGACTGGGCCTACGAAGCCCTCGGCCTGCAGCAGTTTCTGCTGCGGCGGGTGCTGGCGCAGCAGCCTCGGGTGTCGTTCTCGGGTTTCTGGCTCGCGCGCTGACGGGGCGTGACGGCGGCCCGCGCGCCGGCCCCGCGCAGGGGCCGGCGCGGATGGCGGCGCTACGCCGCCGGCGGCGCCGGGGGCGAGGCGGGCTCCGCGAGGCGCCGTTGCAGCGCCTCCGCCCGCTCGCAGGCCTGCCGGGCCACGGCCACGGCGGCGCCGGCCAGGCCGTCGATGGTGGAGACGAGGCGTTCCTGCGCCGCGCCCCGCGCCTCGAGGGCCGTGGCCGCGTCGCGGATGGCCTCCGCCACGCTCTGGCACTGGTGCGCGGCGAACCACAGCTCCGAGAGGCCGGCGTCGAGGTGTTTCACGTGCAACATCGCGGCGGCCCCCTTCACAGCACCACCGCCGCGGCGGCCATGCCGGCGAGGTCGAGCTGGTGCTGAGCGGGGTGCAGCGCGTGCGGGGCCGAGGCCTCGCCCCCTTCCGCGCCCGCCGGCAGCGGCGGCAGGTCGCCCGCGGCGCGGGCCTTGAACATGATCTGGCGCAGGTAGTTGTCGTTGATGCCCGTGGCCAGGCGGATGCGCTCCCGCGGCTCGCCCCGGCGCTCCATGTCCACCGCCAGGCGCACCGCTTCGCGGCGGCCGGCGCGGCGCTGCACGTGCGCCATGCGCTCGAGCAGCCGCACCTGCCGGCCCATGGAGCCCAGCAGCTGCCCGTGCAGCTTGGCGATGGCCGTGTCACGAGCCGTGATCTGCTCTTGCAGCGCGCCCACCTGCGCCTGCATGCCGGCCAGCAGCGCCGGCTCCGGCGCCGGCGAGGTGGTCTCGTAGCGGCCGGTGCGGCGGATGGCGGGGAGCACTTCGGAGGTGACCCACTTGCGGAACACCTTCGCCTGCTGCTTGCGGCTACCCAGGATGAGGGCGTACAGGCCGGATTCGCTGACGATGCCCACGCGCTGCGGGCCGCCAGGGGTATCAATTGAAATGACACCCTTCTCGTCGTCGTCGAGCCGCCCGATGGCCATGCCCGTGTTGCCGACTCCGAGCGCCGCGCACACGTCGGCGGCAATGAACCAGGGTTCGGCGCCGCGCATCACGTGGCGCAGCTGGAAGGAGGGATAGACGTAGGTGAGCGTCGTCGCGCTCGAGGAAGAGTCAGCCATCGTTGGCCTCCATGGGGTCAGCGTCACGAGTGCTGCCCCCACCTGCCAAAGTGGCGGCAGCCCGAACAGGTTGGCAGACCAGTGACCCCGCGGAGCGGAAGCTGGCGAGCCTTGCGGCTCCCTGTCCGGGCCGCCATTGATTGGTGCCCAGAATGCAGAAGGCCGCACTGCATGCGCCGGTGCGGCCTTGTGCCGCGAGGTCATCCGGGCTGCCACACCCGTACCCCAGGTTCAGCCCGGGGCGGACGGACGCTACCACACGCGCCTCGGCGAGGGCAGCCGCGGCAACCCCTTGCGCAGGGCGGCGAGCACGCGGCTCCAGCCGATGCGTGCCTTCCAGGGCGCGCCGTTCACGGTGGCGCGGTACTGGTCGATGCGCGGCGTGCGGTACAGGCGGATGGTGTGGGTGCGCAGCCCGAAGTCGTGGTCGATCACGATCACCGTGCGCCGCAGCACCGGCCGCGGCAGCGGGTACTCCGGCGCCGGCCGCGCCGCCCGCGTCTTGTCCGCCCCCGCCCGCATGGCCTGCCGCACCCGCTCACGCTGGGCGGCGGAGCGGGGGGTGGTGCGGTAGGGCATGGCGGGCAGCCCTTGCACGGTTGGTTCAATGCTTGTTGTGCTTCACGCGGCGGGCTGAGAGAACATCGCCTCCCACTCGCGCATCTGCTCCACCTTCTCACGCATGCGGCGCCGGATCGCGTCCCAATCCAGCCCGAAGGCGTCGATGCACACGTCGCACTGCGCCATCACGTCGGCGATCTCCTTCGTCAGAGCCTCGCGGTTCGGCACTCCGGTGGCCGGGTCAACGCCTGCCATGCCCTGAATCGTGATGCGGCTGCACACCTTCACCAACTCTGAGGCTTCTTCGCTGGTCTTGCCCACGCGGCGCAAGGTCAACGGGTCGCTCTCGGGAATCCACTTGCTCAGCGCCATGTCGGCACTCCTAAAGTCGCGCGCTTCGGATGGGTGAAGCACAACCCCTCGCTCAAGCAGACCGCGAACGGCGGTCACGTTTTCTCGCTCCGTCCAAGCCTCGGCGCCGTTCACGGCTGCTTAGCTCGAACGTTCGACTTCACAACTCGCGGCACCGCGTGTTCAGCACGGGCACCTTCTCTTGCAGGCGCTTCACCATCGCGCGCAGGCGCTGTTCTTCCTTCTTCAGCACGCTCACGCGCTCGGCCACTTCGTTGGCCTGCGTCATGGCCTGCCGGTAAGCCGACCACGCGCGCTGAATCGTGTGCGCGTTGCTTGCCAGGAACGAGAACGGGTCCAGCACCGCGCCGCACTTCGGGTTCGCGCACGTCACGGTGCGGGTGTGCTCGTCCAGCGTCACCGCCTCATGGCTGCACCAGCCCGGGTGGCGCGGCGCCAGCTCCATCGGGTTCTCCGGCAGTGCTGCGGCGCCTGGGAACTTCTGCACGTTGTCGGTCATTGCGGTTCTCCACCAGTGAAGCCGAACAGGCGGGTCAACCGGACCCGCTACGGCCTTCGGCCTACGCAGGCCGGTTACCCTTTTCGTTAGGCCCACAAGGAGAACCGCACGACGGCGCCGCAGGGCGCCATGTCTCGATGAGGTGCCCTTCGCGGGCGATCAGCTCGCAGCGGTGCTCGCCCATGCGCGGGTAGAGCTTGTCCGCCAGCCGGCGCACCGCGGCCTCGCTGCTCATCGTGTTGCTGCCGGACTGCCCGCCCACGCGCTGCGTGGTCCACGCCTGGTTGCGGTGGCGCACGGTGATCGTCAGGCTCGTCGGGGCGGGCATCGGCGCCGGGGTGCCGGCCGGCGCGCTCACCGGCCGGCTCCCCACCGCCGGCCCTCGTCGGCGGGGCCGGCCGCGGCGCAGGCGTCCTCCTCGGCTGCCGCCTCGATCGCCTGCTCGGCCTGCTCGCGGTGCGAGATCTCGCGTTGCAGGTACCAGGCCGCCTTGCGCAGGTCTTGCAGCGCGGGGCCCTTGCGGCCGGCGCGGGCGATGTACTTCACGGTGTTGCCCAGGCAGAAACCGAGGTCCCACGCCTCGATCACCTTGATGGCTTCGTAGGGGTTGGCCCCGCCGCCGTAGTGGGCGGGGTGGTGCACGGCTTCGGCCGTGGGCTGGGGGTGCGGAGTCGTCATGGCTTGCGTCCTCACTTCCGGTCGGCCTGGCCGGCGCTGCCGCCGGCGGGCCAGAGGCTGGGCAGCGCCTCGCGCAGCAGCTGCTCGTGGAGCTCGGCGCGCAGCTCGCTCTCCAGGCA